ATGAGAGTATTCCAAATTCTCAATGGTGATGCACTCATCATCAAGGACAATGAGCAGTACACCGATACTGCCGATAATTTCAAGGCAGACAGCGGCCTTGCCAACCTGCCTGCCAAAGTCATTTACGACGATACACAGAAGCAGTGCCTTGTAGATGACGGGTTCAAGGACTATCCCGACGCAACATACGACGGCTATATCGACAACGTGACGGCCTATATCGAGGCGAAAGCGAAACGGGAATATGTACCGCCAACGCTCGGTGAATTGAAGGCGCAGGCGCTTAATGTGCAGTACAGCAAGTACCTTGCGAAGAAGGAAGCCCCTGTCACGGTAGATGACCTACAATTCAGCACCGACAAAAACAGCCAGCGCGAATGGCAGATTGCCCTTGCCTTGATTGCCGATAAAGGGCCGTATAAAGTCCGTGATTCGTCCAACAGCATTGTACTGGCTGATGTAACGAAAGAACAGCTCATGAAAGCTGGAGAAGCCGCCAGAGCGCAACAGCTTGCGGCCTACGAGTGGTTCATGGGTATCCGCGATGCCATCAATAATTGCAAGAATGAGGAAGAACTTGCACCGTATATGACCTAACGAACGGCATGGTTAAGCCATTCTTGCACTATTTACGATAAAGAACACATAAAGAGCAGTGATAAACCGCGTAGTTTAGCCGTTATCCTGCTCTTTTCTATTGACATGAAAGAACACGTTAAGAACAGAAGGTGATTGTAGCGAATGAGTAATGTTGCAATAGATTTGACTAAAACCGTGAAAGAAATCATCGAGACGATGAAGACGGCTATCGACAATCTCAATACCAACGTAGACTCACTGAAAAGTGAAGTATTATTGGCCGCGCACCCCGTCGGGAGCTACTATATCAGCGATAACGCGACCGACCCGGGAACGCTCTTCGGGGGCACGTGGACGATGCTGGACCCCGGGCTGACTTTAATCTCTCAGGGCAAAGGCTCCGACAAATTCGGCAGCTTTGAGTTCGTCGCGGGACAGACATATGGGGAGCGGCTGCACCAACTCACTGTCGAGGAATTAGCTTATCATCACCATGAAGATGTTGCTGTATATGGCACTGAATCAACAACAGCTACTAATCATCGCCAAACATATAATTATGACATCGAAGATACATCAGGTCATGTGGTATCTACCGGTTTTAATACAACAGATACCGGTAGCAATAAAGCACACAATACAATGCAACCATCTAAAGCCGTCTATGTCTGGACTCGTACTGCTTGACTGTCGATGAGTTGCCTAGTCACGGGCATTTAGTGCGGACTTGGAATTCTGTAGTAAACAATGGCGGCAAACCCCAGCTATATAGAAATGGCAGTTGGGGCGCCTATCAATCCGGTGCCTTTGCAGTATCCGGAACTTGGAGTTATGACGCTTGGGAAAAAGAACAAGTGGCGCAAAATGGGTATGGTGACCCAGCTGGGACTACTGACGGTACCGGCGGCAACGCATATCATAATAATATAGCGCCTTGCATTTCAGTCTATGCATGGCGCAGAACTGCGTGACTGTCGATGAACTGGCTAAACATAAACACAACAGCATATTAGATGACAGCTTAGCAACTGACGTTGATGAATACGCGGATACCTTCTACAAAGCCACGCATTGGGCTAAACATTGGCGTTTAATTAATAATAACATCAGATACGAAGGCGGAAACCAGCCGCATAACAACGTACAGCCAGCAAAAGCGGTCTACGTTTGGCGTAGGACGGCCTAACTTATACGAGTCCAGATATAAACTGCTTTTGCCGGGGGCTCGTTATTGTGACTTAACCCCTTACCACATTTAACAACATTATCAGGTGCTATAACTACCCGCCCTTGGTACAGCCCGGATGACGGAGCCCCCGAAGTTGGAGACGCACCATCCTGCGCAGTCGTCATCAAGCCTATTGGGGTACTGTTCGGTAACTCATCGACAGTCAAGCTGTGCGAAGCCACGCAAAGACAGCCTTAGCTGGCATTAAGTTATTACTAGGTACCCCACCGCCTGATAAGGTTATCGTTACGCCGCCCACGTTCGCCCCGGACATCGACCCTAAATCATACTTTTCTTCGGATATCGCAACGTTTTTTCTATCATGGTCATCGTTAAGCCATGACAAAATGCGGAAAGATATATAATTTTTCGGCAGTTCCTCGACAGTCATGCTATCCGTAGCCACGCATATACGGCCCTACTGGGTTGTAACGTGTTGTGTGGTACATTATATTTTACATCAACGCCATTGTCGGTATAATCCATTAAACAAGTAGCGCCAATGCCTTTTGATTGTACGGTATTCCATGGAACACTGGGTACACTTAAATTATCATTGCCTGAGAGCGACACTACGGTTCTAGCTGGCAATTCCTCGACAGTCAAGCGGTGCGGGTCCAAATATAAATGGCTTTACTCGGCTGTAGAGTGTTGTGCGCTTGGTTCGATCCGGACCATTCGTTATACACTCGATATGCTCCTGTAACCCAAGCACCACTATTTTTGGTAGCATAGCCGGCCGTAATCCCTGTGCTTTGGTTAGGCAACGTTACCAGGGGGCCAAACGCATTATTCCAAGAGTCGTTGCCGTCACCATTAATATTTTCCCCGTGTCTGTGTTTCGCTAATTCATCGACAGCTATGCCGTACGCTTCCAGCAATAGCAAGCCACGACAGGAGATAAGTTATTATGGGGTATATCGCGGCCAAACTCTAGATGCACAACATCTACTGGCATGTTGAGGTTTTTGCCAAGAGCCATGGCGTTCATCCACGAATCCCCAGAGTTTAGCTTCATTGTAAAGCATTCCTTAGGATTTCTTTTACAGGATTTGGGCTGGTCGACAATATTACCGGTATTTTCCAACTTACGGAACTGCAAATCTCCCGTAACGTTTGCCAACTCATCGACAGTCAAGCCGTGCGAGACCAGATGTATACAGCTCGGCTCGGCTGTAATGTGTTGTGTGCTTGGCTAGCACCGACTTTTGTAGTTTCACACCAGTAATTCCAGCATGGCGGATTATCGCTGTTTTCGTATTTATCTGAGCATAAAATGGCAGAATCAAATCTCCACCGACCGTCTTTAGGATCCGTATGTACCATTAGCCCGTTGTCTTTTTTTGCGGACCCATAATGCTTGTGCGCAGCCAACTCATCGACAGCTAAATAGAATCAATGGCTTTTCGTAGTTCATGGATGGTCTTATGGGTATAGTCATGTTTTGTAACTCCCCGGCAGGCGTGGCCTAGAATCTTCTTTACAGCGGTATCGTTGGCACCGGAGCTGTCAAGCATCGAGGCGCACGTATGTCGGCACTCATGGGGCGTGTGATTCATGCCAAATGCGGCCATGATTTTATCGAAGCGACGACGAAAGGCGTCATAGGTATAAGGCGTACCGTCTTCCTGCTGGCAGATATAGGCTTGATTTTTCCGTTGTACGAACCATGGGTAAATATCCTTATGAATCGGGACAGCACGGCCCTGCCCGGCGGCGGTCTTTGACTGTCGGACGATGAAATAATGGCTCCGCCACTTCACGTCTTGCGGCGTCAATCGTAGATATTCACCGATACGAAGCCCGGTATAGATGAGGATAAGCACGTCCTGCACGTCCGGCATAGTATCCACGGCGCGCCATAATTTATTGCGCTGGCGGACGGTGAACGGCTTTTTCTTATACTTGCGTATATGCGGCTTTAGCTCTACATACCTTGCGTAGTCCGTGGTGACAATATCGTATTTGATGGCGTATTTGTACAGCTGCCCCATGAGTCCGCGGCATTTCTTCTGGGTACAGTACCCGGCTTGAATATCATCCACGACGTCCTGCAAATGGCCGTAACGGATACGGCGGAACGGCATGTCGTTCAACTTCTGGCAATGGCGGTATGCGTTATCGTAGCTCTTGCGGCTAGACAGGGACAGCCTGTCGTACTTAGTAGCCTTCCAACGGGCGAACAGCTCACTGAAAGTAATATTGTCGTCCAATAGTGGCGACTCATTGATAGACGAAAGGTAGGCGATTCCATGCTCAAATGTATCGAAGTACCCCAATATCTTTTGTCTTCCATCCACGGTCTTTTTCACGACAAACGGCCTCCGCCGATTCCCCGGCAGTCTATAACAGGTTCCGTATCCATTCGGTAATCTCATGTGTATCACTCCATTTTTTTGAATGATTATAACAAGGTGGTGATATTTTGACAGTAGAAGTTGGAGAATTCATTGTCGTTGGCAGTGCGCTGGCCGGCGGGATGATATGGATTTGCAAGGCCTTCACGGCCCCACTCAAGGAAACGCTCCTCAAGGTGAACGATACCTTGGCTGAATTAGACAAGACTATCCAGGGGGAGCGGGAACACCGGCACGAGCTGGAGAAGGACGTGCAATGCATCAAGGATACCACGCAGGAGAACACGCGCCGTATCGAAGATATTGAAGAAAGCATCGAGAAAATCACAGGTGGTTAAATGAAAAAGAGAATCGTGGCCCTTGGCCAGTGGGGCCAGAAACACTGGCTCCAATTAATCATCATCATGAGTATCCTTATGATGGTCTTTTTGTTTCTTGTCCTCTTTAGCTGGCTTTTCGGCTACTGGAGCAATGCACTAAGAGGGACGCACTTTGAATTGATGAGCTGTTGGAGCGGCGTGACGGCCGTTATCGGCGGTATCGCGACAGTTGTAGGTCTTGGCAAAGCGTGCTGGACGAAATACGGCTATGACAGTCGTTTCAACTCCGCGCGATACGCAATGCCAGCACAACCGCAAAACGCGCCCACAGCGGCAAATAACACAGAAAAAGCGAAAGGATGATGGCTATGTTAGGAGAATTAAGCGCGCAGTACGAAAGCAACGGCGACCCGGCCTGCATCAGCGGCGGCTACGGCGACCCCGGCGGAAAATCCTACGGGACATATCAGTTCAGCTCCAATGCGGGCAGTCTGGGCCAGTTCGTCAGCTGGCTGAACAACAATTATCCGCAATACGGAGAACAGCTCAACGCATATCCCTTATGCAGTGACAGCTTTGATGAAGCATGGCGCAATATTGCCGCAAGCGACAGTGATGGCTTTGCACAGGCACAGCATGAGTATGTCAAGGCGGCGTACTACGACCCGGCCTGCCAGATTCTGGCGGACAATTACTGGCACATCGAGAACCATCACGACGTTCTCCAGGATGTCGTATGGAGCCGTGCTGTACAATATGGCGTCGGGAATATCCTCGACATGTGGACCGAAGCCGTTCACAGCATGTTCAACGCACAGACAGGCAACTATGACGGCTATCCGAATTTGAGCTACATCGACTCCCCGGAATACGACTACGATTTCATCGTGGCTGTATACAGCGTATGCAAGACCCCGGAATGGAACAGTTCGTCGCTCCGGGACAGCTTGAACAACCGTTTTGACAGTGAAATGCATGATGCATTGTCGCGTTTGTAGGAGGTGATCCATTTTGTATCTTCCGCAGCTGAAAGAGGAGGTTGATAAGATTGCCGAAAATAAAAAGACCCTTATTGTATCTTGCGTTGTCCTTGTCCTTGTGTTCGCCTTTGGCTGGCTTTTGTGCCGATACTACGACGGCCGCGCCCGTGAAGACAGTGCAGATGTCGTTAGAACAGTACAATCAGTTAAAGACGATAATCAGAGAGCAAGAGAGAACGTTAGCACAGCTACAGAGCAGATTAGACAGGCTGGACAGCAACTCGACAGCCTTGCAGAATCAATTGACGCAAGCGAAAGAACAGTTGACGACAACAAGGCAGTCATTGACGACAGCCGACAGCTCATTGAGTCAAGCCAGCGACGCCTTGAACAGGCAGAGTCAATCCTTGGCGATATTGACAGAGCAAATCAACTCAATGACTAAGAAGGAAGCCAGGCTGACCCGGCAACGGGATACGTGGGCCGTGGCGGCCGGCGTCCTTCTGATTGGCTGTATCGCGAAGTAGGGAGAGAACATGAGAAGACTGAACAAACATCAGACACAGTCCGTCGTCTTCTCATCCCTCGTCGGTGGTGTAAATGTATCGCAGGCCCCGGAACAAATCGACGCGTCGGATTTACAGATAGCGCAGAATTACATCTATTCGCGCGACAGTAAACGCCTGACGGGACGTGATGGGCTGGGCCTGCTTTATACCATGGACGGGAACGAGAGCGTACGCGATATGTGGTATGACGTAGACACCAACTTATTGCTGGTTTTCACGAACCATAATAAAGCCTATAAGTACATCATCGGCCATACCCCGGAATATATCGGTGACCTGGAAGGGAGCTATGACCCCGTTTGCGCGAAATTCATGGATAAGGTATGGATTGCCAGCGGCGGGAAACTCCAGTATTACGACTATACGCAGAACGGCCAGTTGACTGTAGTCCAGGATAGCCCGACGTGTAATATCGTATTCCAGCGTTTCTCCCGGATTGCGGTATCCATGGACGGCACGGACGGCTTCTATCTGTCCGGCGTGGGCGACGGGACAGACTGGGCCGAAGATACGAACCGGGCCGATAAGGAACAGTGGTTAGACGTCGGTTACGGCGACAGCGGCGATATAGCTGCCATCGTCCCCCTTGCGACCGATATCATTTTCATCAAGACCAACGGGAAAATCTATCAGTTGTCGGGGGATGCAGAACCAGCTAACTGGCAGGTGACGGAGATTGCCAACAACACCGACATTGCAGGCACGAGATGTGCCGTCAATATCGGCAGTTCCGTCATATTCCAGTCCATACGCGGCCTAAAGACCTTATCAGCCGTCATGGAATATGGGAACATCCAGTCGTCCGATATCGGCGACAAGTTCAACGCCTTATTGACGACGAACATGTATGAACCGCGGTTCTATCATCTGCAACGGCACTGTATGATACTCATTCGCCCGACGAGTGATTATAAGTACTTTGTGGCCTATAACTATCTCCTGGGCAGTGCTACCACACTCAAATTCAATGTGCCGATAGACAGTATCGTCGAAACGACGTCAACTATCATCGTAGCCAGTGGCGGCAAGCTGTACGCCTGGGATTCGCAGTACCTCGACGACGACGGCAAGCCTATCGAGTACATCCTCAAGCCGAAGGCCACTATCAGCAGTGAACAGATGCTCTTAAAGAGCGTCGATACAAAGTTCACGGCCGATTATGCAGGCAAGGCGGAATTCATCGACAGTTCCCTGGACGTGACGGTTCCCACGGCAGATCGCAATAAGTTCCGGTGCAACCACTCGACGGATTGCCTGGACATTACAGTAAAATCGAACGACCGGTTCACGGTAGACCATATTATTCTAGAAATTGCAGACCTTTAGGAGTGATAGAATGGAAAGCAAGGAATTAAGTGAATGGATAAGGATATACGAAGAAAAGACAGGCGATAAATTCCAGGCCCTGGCGGGATTCACTACGTGGTATCTGCCAGACCGGGGATTCTGCCAGTGGAAGCCCATGCCGGAAAACAAGGCTATCCTTTGCTGGAACCTTTGCAACGACGCTCATTTCTGGCGGGACGCCCTGGAATGTATGGGCCTTCAATTCGGTTACGACCGTATCATTACTATCTGCATCCTGCACATTAAGCCGTATATCCGTTTATGGGGCTGGAAGATAATGCAGGATTTTGATACCAACGGCGTACACCGCTATATCTGCAAGGATAAGCAGGGGCGTGAAGTCGTCTGCACCCCGAAGGAAAACGACGACGGCACGATTGATTATTACGTTACCAATGAACTCAGACGGCCGTATAAGCCGTGGAAAAATGCAAATGAAAGGGAGTGATTGAATGGGGAAGAAAAGTAAGTCCAGCAGCTCGTCTCAGACCTACACCCCGTCGGCCGAAGAAAAGGCTTTGCAACAGCAGGCCCTGGAATACTCGAAATACGTCATGCCGAACGCGAAGAAGCTGAACGACACCGCCGCGAACCTGCTGTACGGCTCTTTGGGTAACACGCAGGTGGATTACAATGACCTCATGAACAATGCCCTGGACCAAATCAAATGGGGCCAGCAGGGCCTCAGAGGACTGGCACAAGGGCAGATACCGACAGCCTACCAGGACGCTATGGAAGCCAGTATCCAGAAAGGCGTGCAAGGCTCTATGGGCAACCTCTTGCAGGACATGGGCGCCCGTGGCGTAGTCAACAGCTCCGTCATGGATACCGGCCTTAGAGGTATCAGTGACAGCGCCAGTGACGCCATGGCACAGAATTGGCAGAATACGGTATCGCAGTTGGCGAATATCTACGGCCAGAACATCGACGCCGCAGGCCAGCCGATTGCCACGGCGGCGGCCGCACAGGAAGGCGCACAGCAACCGGCTATCAACCTTTGGAACGCCTCTTTGGGCCTCAACGGCTCGACAACTGGGGCATTGGGCGCACTGGCAGGCAAAGGCACGACGACCACGACGCAGAAGACCAGCGGTGGCGGCCTGTTCGGGGGTATCCTCACCGGCCTTGCCAGCAACTCGGCTATCTTCTGTTTTGCACCAGAAACGAAAGTGCGCCTGGCAGACGGGTCCGAAGTGCCGATTACCGACGTCAAAGTCGGCGATAAGGTGCTTTGTCCGCATGAAGACGGCACGGAATCCGAAGAAACGGTCCTGCATACCATGGAACCGCACTATAACGACGTATGGAACCTCGTATGTAAGGACGGCATAGATACCCATTATGTCATGGCGACGACGACACAGCCGCTCTTAACGGAGGACAAAGGATTCGTCGAAATCGGCAACATGACCCTGGGGACGAACCTCAAAGGCCGCGGGAAAGTCGTCAATATGGTTTACTCCGGTGAACGGAAAGTATATGATCTGCACGTTTCCGGGGACAACAACTACTATGCAGACGGCTTCATCGCCAAAGGCGGCAGTACCGACAACTGGGTAAAGGAGGATAACTAATGGCAGCCAAATCGAAATACAACTATATCGAAGATAATATCAGCCAGAACTATGCGCCACGGCAGTATTCCGCTCCGTTCGCTACGCAAGCGTTGCCGCAGCTTAACTTTGCACAGTACGCATTCCAGGACCCGCGTTTTGCCCTTGGGATGCTCCTTGGCAACGCCGTCGGCGCGAACATCTTGAACCGCAAGCAGAAGGAAGCCGACCAGATGCTTTTCAGACAGGATAACCCGGTATCCATGCCGGACAATGTGCCGCTGTACGATACCAGCTCGACCCCCTCCTTGGCAGACGGCAAGACCGCCGCCGTCGGTAATGCGTATAGCGGTTTTGGCGCGAACCCCTCGCAGGTATCGGACAACTTCCTGGCGAACCTGCAAGGCGTGAACGGCCGCTTGAATTACAATACCGATACTGGCGCTATCAATTACCAGACACCGACCTTCCTGCCGTCGATGTACGCGGCCAATAACCTTGGGAATTATTATCCTACGGCGACCGACGCCGACGGCAACATGATTGGCAATATCTCGTTCGCGGACTACCTCAACAACCAGAGTAAGGCAGGCCAGGGGCAGGGCCTCTTTGACTTCAATGCCTTGCAGAAAATGGCCGCTGATGACGCCGCAAAGGCCGCCGCGAAGAATCCGCAGGCGACCGTAGCGCAGAGCATGGGCGTCCTGCCGACCGCCAACGTCGATGTACCGTCGAAATCCAATAGCTACATCCCGGCCATCACCGGCAGGTTAGGCAATCCAATTAACGGCAGTCTGAGCATGAGTGGCTTTAATTTGAACAATAACGACCCGAATAGCAAATTCTATACATGGAATTTAAAAAGCGGTGGTGACGTCGCCGACGCGTCGCCCGCTACAATCCCGTCGGCACAGACCTCAGTACCCGGCATGATCGCGCCGGGTAACGTGGATACCAGTAACGGCCTCCCGAAAGTGCGCGTGACCGAAATCGACGGTAAACACTACATCCTGCCAGCGACGGGGGCCGACGGGAAGACACTCGACGAAAACCAGACGGCGTACAACTTCTATGAAACCGGGAATACGTTTGGCGTGTTCGATAATCAGAAGGACGCGAAGAAGTACGCCGACCAAATCAATAAGGATGCAGGTGATAAGCCTGTACCGGCCGTCCATGCCATGGAAGCACAGCCCACAGATGAAGCCCCGATAAAGGATGTACAGCCTATCCAGCCCGTGGACAACCAGCCGATTAAGCCCATAGACAATCAGCCTATCAAGGAAGAGCCGGCACCGATACAGCCTGTAGAAGGACCGATTCAGCCCGTGGATGCTACGGCGCAGGCCAATACACAGGCGGCTACGCAGACCCCGCAGGCCAATGTGACTATCACGCCGGGCCAGCAGGCAAGCGTTTCCCAGCCCGCAATTACACAGGCCGCAAACCAGACCGATACCGGCATATTCCCGAACGACCCGCAAAAGCTGATGGACCGCCTCTTTCCTGGCGAAACGCAGATTGACAATCCGCACTATAAGGAACTGCTTGACCAATACAACAAGGAAACTGACCCGACGAAGAAGCAGGCACTCATGGATAAGCTCAACAATACCCCGGCGTATATGCTCCGTAGCGATAATCCCTATTACATGGCCACTAAGACTTTGTATGATAATGAAAAGGACGCAAACAAGAAGAAGGAATGGCAGGCCGCATTGGATAACCTGCCACGGTATAATATCCGCCCGTTCGACCAGGTAGAGCAGAGCCTTGAAACGGATATGAGCGGCGGCCACCCGAAACACATTGACGCACAAAAGAACGAGTCTGACTTTGTCCATTGGGCCATCCAGCACGACATGCCGATTGATGTAGTGAACTCTACGCTCGAACAGTACAGACCGGTATGGCAGGCCGAAGAACAGCAGCATAACGACTATCAGACCAGCGCACTGTATCCTTTATATTACCAGGCAGCTATGAACGGCCAGTATGATACCGCCGCCACGATTGCCCAGAGCATGGCCCAGTATAACCCGCAACTGTCGGCGCAGATGCTGGCAACCTTGCCGAACGGCTTGAACTACTACGCAACGGCCGATGCGAAAGAACGCGCGGCCACGGCACAGCAGAATAAAGTATATAACATGGGCTTGCAAAATAAATATACCCTTGGTCAAATCGTAACGCGCGGCAAGATTGCTGACAGTCAGTTGAAGGAACGGCTAAAACACGACACCTGGAAAACTAATGTAACTATTACCGAAAAAGCCCGCGAAAATGACAATAATAACCGAACGAAGTTCATAACCAGTAAATACGGTCCTAACGGATCCGGCAAAAGCGGCTCCGGCGGTGGTTCTGGAGATATTAAACTTTCAGATGCTAAGAGCGTCATTGAATTGCATAACAAATGGGTAAACGACCATAAGGAGGATGACGATTACCAGGAATCAAATAGCCCGTATTACAATGCATATCAAGATGCTATTCAAGTCATTAATAACAAATTCGGTGAAGGGCTAAAAGAACCGGATTCAGAAGAAAATGCTTGGCATAATGCCACGGCCCTTCTTGAACAAAATGCGAAGATGGGCAATAAGTATAGCATGTTTGAAATGGAAGATATCATTAAACAAAAATGTGGGGATTGGGCTGACCAAATCAACCAGATATTAGCAAACGGCGGAGGAGACATTTCCTTTGCTACCTATGGTTTGCACCCAGATTATGAATAGGAGGTAAATATGGCACTCAACTATCTTGATAAGGCCGCTTGGGACGCTGGCGTATATAAAGACAAAGGTAACGACGACGATACGCAACAGGATACTTCTTCTGAGGATTCCGGCTATTCGGCGTCTGGCATATTGAGCGCCGCCAAGAATTTCCTCGAACACCCCTTCCAGGGCATGGGTACTGTCATTGCACCTAATTATACCCCTCGCCCCCTCGACGACAGCGTGTACTCGGATATCCCGGGTACACCTGTTGCCAGTGGGCAGTTCGGGGAACTCGAAGACGAAAGCGTCCGTGATGAACGCATGAAGGATTCTGCCGACTACATGGCGGCTAACTGGCCGCGTCTGTACGGCGGAGTCGTTGCGGCAGACGAAGGCCTGGCTAATGTCGTCGGCGGTATCCAGAACGCCGTCGGCGGTGGCAATGGTATCTTGACGAATGTACAGCGCGCCGAAGAAGGAATGCAGGATTATCGCGACCAGTGGAACAACGAATACGGCGACAGCTATTTCCTAAACCCGGATAAGTTCGCTACCGACGTTGGTTCCGGTATCGGCTCGACCGTGCCTATCATGGCACTGTCGGCCCTCATGCCGGGCGCCGCCGTCGCAGGTGGTACACGTGCCTTGACGTCGGCTTTATCCCGTGCCGGGTTAGGGCGTCTTGCCATGTCGGAAGCCGGGCAGGCCCTCATTGCGGATACCGTCCGTTCGCCTATCTCATCCCTGGCAGACTCCCTGTCTGAATACGGGACCGTCGTTAATGACATGATGCAGAACGGCATGAGCGAAGACGAAGCACGGCGCCGGGCTATCCCCATGTTCTTCAAGAATATGGCCCTCGATACCTTCACGGTACCTCTTGAATTAGGCGTCATGAAAGGCGGCAAAGGGATTGCGACCAGCCTGTTAGGCCGGAGCGCCGGGGAAGGCATGGCGAAAAGTATCGCCAAAGGTGCGGCCCGTACCGGTATGCTGGCGGGGGCCAGCGGCCTTACAGAAGGCTACCAGGAAGGCGCGCAGAACGCCCTGGAAAACGACGTAGAAGGCAACCGTGATGGTGGATGGTATAACCCCTTCACCTGGACCAATGATGATTGGGAAGCGGCCCGCGGCGGTTTTGTCGGCGGCGCCTTGATGGGCGTCCCTGGCAACGTAGCGGCCGGCTTCCATCCCGAAGCCAGACAAGCCCCGCTTAGTGCAGAATCCCAGGAACAGGCACAGAGCATCAAGGATACACTCAGCCACGGCAAACCAGCAGACATGAGCAACGCCGCGTATAATGCCTATATCGAATTGGCCAATAGCGGGAACCCAGACCTCATCAAGCAGGCCGCGTCGTCGCTTGAATCGTTCCAGCAATCGCAGGAAGGCTCCCAGGAAAGCACGGATGACGCCGCTACGGAAGCTTATAATGATTATGAAACCTATGACCAGAAACAGGAAATCGAGAACTTCCTCGATAACAATACGGTTGAGCAAATCGGCGGCGAAAAGAATTTTAACTGGCTCATGGGGGTATTGCGCAACGGCACGCCGGAAGAGGTACAGCATGCGTATGATACCGTTATTGCGGCCGAAAAAGCCACGGCCGAACAGGAAACCAAGAACCGCCCGGCAAGTGGCGGCGGAAGCATGTCGCCGAATACCGGCAACGCCATGGCCAATATTGTTATCCAGGCTGCTAATGATTCCGGCGTAGAACCACGTCTAGGCCTGGCTATTGCCGCCCGCGAAAGCGGCGGGGATGACGTCAATGCCATTTCCATGCCAGAACCGCATGATGGTGTTTATGGGGTCATGCAGGCCCAGGAGGAAACCGTTTCCAATATGGGCCTCGATTCCCAGTACCCCGACTGGAAGACGGACCCCTATCAGAACGCCATGGTAGGCATGGCAATCCTAAAGGCTAAAATAGATGGTGAAAACGGCGACGTATGGGCTGGCGTCCGCGATTACGACGGGGCCGGTGAAGAAGCGGAACAGTATCGCCAGTTAGTCAAGAACAACTATGATAACATGGGTGATATTGGTGGCGGTGGTAGTGGTAATGTAGAGGCTCCCAGTGAAGCGTTCTATGATTTAAGCGAAGCCATGAACCCGCAGGTAGATGGCATGGATCCAAACACCATAGCGAAAATGAATCTCCTGGCCCGCGACTTCTATCAGAAGTACGGGCATCGCCTGTTAGTTACGTCCTTGAAACGTAACGGTGACGGCTCTTCCTATCATGACGAAGGACACGCCTTTGACTTCTCGGACGACTTCCTGGAACAGAACCCGGACGCCCGTGACTGGCTCGTCCAGCAAGGGGAAAAGTACGGCCTCAAAGGGCTGGACGAATTCTCTCATCCTGTCGCAACGACTGACGGAGGTAACGTCCACTTTACCGACCATGGCGGACCTGCCCCTGGCGGTGCATCTAGTGGCGTATCGGGTAAAGTCACCAGCGATAACGGGCAGTTTGAACGTGAATTAGACCAGGCCGCGCAGGAAGCCAAGAGCGATATGGACAAGATTCAAGCCCAAAGCGACCAGGCCATGAATGAAATCATGAACGACGACTCCACCGAAAAGACGGCGCAGGACGCCCGGCAGGACGCAGAGAACGCCCAGAAGCAGGCCGAAGAAGGCCAGCAGAGCGTACAGGACGACGTCGTCCCGGACGTTGCCCAGACCATCCGTGACACCTCGAACAACATTGATGAAATCAATACCCTCGATGGCATGTTCACAAAGGATAGCAACGGCAACGATAAATTCATTGATACGCCCGAAAACCACGACTTCATCAAGACGAACTACAAGGATGAAATCGCGAAGGCCGTAAACGACGCTATGAGCAAGAAAAAAGCGCCGCCCGCTACACCTGTACCCAAAAGCCAGCAACAGACGACACACGCCCGTTTAGGCCGTATTTTATCCACTTATGACCGTAAGGACCCGAAGTTCAAGGAATACATGAACACCTTCCGTAATGGAAGGGAGCAGGAACAGAAGAAGCTGGCCGACGATTTACAGACGACCCAGGAGCTGGAACGGGCTAATTCTTTGAAAGGCAATCCGCTTACGACCCAGCAAGGCCAGAACGCACCTCAAAACGCACCTCAGCAGGCCGTAGAAGCTCCTAAACAGACCGAACAGGTAAATACACCTGTACAGGAGAAAGAAAGCCTTGAAACGCAAAAAAAGCGCAACGCCTACCTCTCGAAGAAGCAGAAGCTCATGGAACGGGTCCCGGCTGGCAGGACCGTAAAGGTACATGCCAGTACGAATGACGCCGGATTCGATGCGACGTATAAGATCGTCCCGGCCGGTGATATCACTGCCAGCCACGACATGAATTACGCCGTAAACGACCTCTATCCGGCAGAATATCAGCCACGCGACCGCAACCGTCCGCAGATGCGCGGGCAGGTGGAAAAGATGACGAAGGGCATGAAGCCGGAACTGCTGGCAGAAAGCCAGTTCGTCAACGAAGGCGCCCCCGTTATCAACAACAGCGGCGTCGTCCTTAACGGCAACGGCCGCGTCATGGCTGTCCAGAAGGCCTATAAAGGACTTCTGGACGCACACAAGAAGAGTGCCAAGGCCTATAAGGACTATCTCGTTTCTATCGCTCCGTCGCTTGGGATTGCCCCCGAAGAGGTACAGAGCATGGACCATCCTGTATTGGTACGGCAGGCGGCCGACGACGCCGATACCAACGCCATCATCAACAGCACCGAAGGCGGCGCGAAGCTGGGCGGCGCAGAACAGGCGAAGGCTGATGCAGATAGACTGAAACTGTCCACATTGGAACAGTTCGTCGATAACGGCACGGGCGAATTCATGAACCCCTCGAACCGTGAATTCAGAAGGGGCGCCGCAAGTGATGTATTCAGCGATGCAGAAGGCAACTCTGTATTCAATGAAAAAGGTGATTTGTCGCCAACGGGTCAATTTAGAATCCGCAACGCTATCTTTGCCAAGGCTTATGATGACAATTATCTCTTGACTCAGCTCAGCGAAGCGACGGATAATAACAGTAAGAACATTATGAACGCCATGATCGCCGCCGCGCCGGAAGTTGCGAAGGTCAACGAGGGTATCAAGAACGGGACTTTGTATCCCGACTATGATATTTCCGACGTCATCACAAAGACGGCAAAGACTATCATGTCGCTCCGTAATGAAGGAAAACCGCTGTCCTTCCACTTGCAGGAAACCAGCCTGTTCTCGCAGGGGGAATCGGAAGCCGAACGGCTGGTACTTGAATTCATCGAACGTAATAAATTCAAGAGCCGTACCATTGCCGATATGTACAAAGGGGCTTGCGACCGTATCTTTGCCATCGGTAGTCCGAAACAATCCAAGCTGTTCGACAGCAAGGAAGCGCCACGTATCAGCCTTGAAAACATCATCTCGAACGCCATCCAGGAGGTAGAACATGGACAATCGTTATTCGACATCACAGAAGAAAAGCCAGCCGAAAAAGCTGTATCCGAAGTACCAGATAATCGACAGGCCGAACCCGCCGGAAGTGGACGCGTACATCAACAAGAAGCTGGCAGAGTACAGAGCCAAGAAAAAGAAGGGAATGAAGTAGATGAAAAGAGCAAGCAAAGTGACCATATCGACGTCGAACCTCAGCAAACTGAAAGTAAAGACAAGGAAAGTACCCATGCCCAAGAAGGTTCCCAAGGTGACGTACAAGAAGAAGTAAGTAAATTCCATAATGTACTGGATGACGAAAAATCAACACCTAAACAGGTTGTAGACGCTTATAAAAGCGTCGTTGATAAAGTCATCGCAAGTGCCGACGGAAGCCGTAAAAACGCCAAAATGGGCGATAAAATCGTAACCGACGAATACCAGTCTTTGACTAATTCCAAGCATTGGAACGCATTCATGAACGAAGACGGCGGGCGGAACTGGCATGAAGTTGCTACCATCAATGCCGACGCACATAGGGCACTGCACGCCATCGTCAATACCGCAGGTGTAAAAGCCAAAGAAGCACCATCATCTCAAGGAATCTTACCTTATAAGCAGGCTGTCGATGACATTATGGATAGGCTGGACCATAAGAAGCTCACCCCGGCGCGGGCTATCAACAAGCTAAAAATTATTATGAAGGATGCTAATGCCGCTCGTTGGGGAGAATTTAAAGCCATGGAAGCCATCGAGTCGAAAGAAAAGTTATCGTTCGATGATTATAAAATGGCACTTGATTTAGCTAACGACGCCATGGAAAAAGCCAATGACATGCGCCTAGAAGCCAGCCGGAACCGAAAGGCCCGGAAGATGGCGAAAGAGCTTGAAACCACAAAGAGAACGCAGAATGACGCGGATATTCGTTTTGGCACGGTGGAAGACGCCGAAAAGGCCGTCATGGAAGCATTCGGCGTAAAGCCACATAAGAAGCCCGCTGACACGCCTGCTGTACCGCGCAAGGCCAGCACCAAGGACACACCGAAAAAGGCCGCCCAAAAGGCCGTTATCAAAGATGATACTAAAATCGAAAAGACGTTCCACCTGCTCGACGATAGCGACGAAGCCCTGGAGGCCGAAAAGAAAGCTATCCTTGAAGAATTATCCCATTTGAGTGTCAACCCGGCCTTCAATCCGGTACTTATGTATCACCTGCTCAAATTTGGAGCCATCCACGTACAACGCGGCTTGAATGAATTCGCTGACTGGGCGAAGGCCATGAAAGACACACTGCCGCAAAGTGAACCGTTCTTGCGCTCCGTATGGGCTTCCTTGCAGTCTATGCCGAACCATGCCAAACTCGATGAAAAGCAGTTGACGGCTGCTATCCGCTATATCGGTTCTTTATATGACCATGGCATGACGGACAAGGTCGATTTACGCAAATCGTTCATCGCTACGCTAGGCGTAAAAAATGAAAAGTATTTCGATGCAGTGTATAATGCTGTTATGGAATATCCCAGCATTGAAGAACTGAAAGGAGCGAATGAAAATGTTAATCGCAACGTTCCCGAATTGGTTGCACGATCTGGCGAAGGGGCCAGTGAAAACGCAGTGGGGGAAAATAGTATTCAAGGCGGAACAGCCATGCGCGGAAGCCGACAAGATACTGCACCGGCAGGAAAAGAATCCGAAAAACCGGAAATGGGCCATGATAGCGTTCCAGGTAGTAGCACCGCTACTGGCCGAACGGCTGGCAATCGCAGAGTACAAACTCAAGAATCCAAGGATAGCGCCGGAAGCACCGGAAGTGCTGAGTTACCAGGAAGCGTTAGAGCTGGCCTTGAGCGAGTTCCCGACGATGACCAAAGACGACCTGCTGAACTTGTTAGAGCTGCTCAAAACAGACCCCAGCATGAAGACCCTGTAGAGAAGGTCCAGGAAGAGCAGAAGGACAAGCACCTCAATGAAATCAAGAAGGCCTTACCTATGCTCCTGCCTCAACAGGCCGAAGACGTATGTATCGCCGAAGACCGTTTCAATGAACATAGCGGCATGATGTTCACTAACGGCACCGGTACAGGTAAGACCTATACCGGGTTAGGTATCGTCAAGCGTTTCGTCGACGCCGACAAAAAGAATATCCTCATCATCGCACCGTCTGACGGTATCCTCAAGCAGTGGGAAGAAGCGGCGGCTAAGGATTTTGGTATCACTTTGACACGCCTCAACAGCACCAAGGATGCAGGTGAGGGAGCCGTTACAGCTACCTATGCCAATGTTGGGGCTAACCAGGCACTCGTCAACCGTGACTTTGACCTCGTCATTACCGACGAGTCTCATAACCTCATGGGGAGCGAATCGGCCACGCCGACAGATGCCTTGAAACTCGTTCGCGCCGTTACAGGGCATAAGGATGGGTTCCAGCGGTATCACCATGATAAGCACCCGGAAATCTCCAGCAAGCTTGATAAATTACACGAAGAAATAAAGAAACTCCATAAACAGGATAATCAAAATAGCAAAGCATATAACGAAACCCACGACCCGTCATTGGCTGATGAATCCCGTGGAATCCGCAACCAAATCGAAAAACTTGAAGAAGAACAAAGTAAATGGCACAAAAAATTAGAAGCATTTAAGGATGCTGATGAAAAGGCCTTTGCTGAAAAACAGCCTTCTAAGGTTCTATTCTTGTCGGCAACCCCATTCCAGTACGTGACCGACCTCGATTACGCGAACGGGTATCTGTTCAACTACTCCGATTATGGCCCCATGGACGAACAGGGGTATAACCGCGCTAACGGCCGGGAAATCTTCTATATGGAAAATTTTGGCTATAAGATGCGCTATAACCGTCTGGAAAGACCGAGTGCCGACGTCGATACCGATTTAATGGAACGGGAATTCAACCGCAAGATGGTGGAATCTGGGGCTATGCATGGACGCATGTTGTCGTCTGCCTATGACTATGACCGTGGCTTTATCCGCGTCGATGCAGGTATTGGCAAGAAAATAGATGAAGGCTTTGATTGGTTGCGGGACCAGCCTAAATATAGCGAATTAAGTGACTTCCTTAGAGGACGGTTTACGGGCCAGCAGAAATACTATTTGCTGGAAGCTATTAAGGCTAAACAAGCCATTCCGCTTATCAAAGAGTATCTCAAGGAAGGCAAGAAAGTCGTCATCTTCCACAACTTCAATAAAGGTGGTGCGGACAATCCCTTTGCAATTAGCAAGGAAGGCATGGACCACCTGGAACGCCTGGACAGCGAACTGGCTGATCATATCCTTGAGCAGTATCACGAATTCCAGGCAGAACGGCCGGACCTCGCCGACCTCGATTTGAACGACCTGGAATCGCCGATTGAAACACTTTCCAAGGCCTTTGGCGACGAATTGGCCCTGTATAATGGTACACTCAGCAAGGGCGAACGGGAAAAGAATAAGAATGCGTTCAATAACGACGACAGTAAGACGAAAATTATCCTTGTACAGTCTGCCGCCGGACAAGCTGGCGTATCCCTACATGACACGACAGGCAAGTATCAGCGCGCCCTTATCAATCTGGGATTGCCGACAAAGCCAAGCGAAGCCATTCAGCAGGAAGGCCGTATCTACCGGGTAGGCAATAAATCCAACGCCATTTTCCGCTATCTCAATACAGGCACGTACATGGAACAGACGGCCTTTGCTACGAAGCTTGCAGAACGCGCCGGAACTGTTGAAAACATCGCATTAGGTGAAATGGCCCGCTCGTTGAAACAGGCCTATGTCGAAGCTTTTGAGGAATCGCAGGAAGGCGACGGCTGGAAGAAGTACCTGCCAGGAAGCAAGACGGAAGGCACGGGCGGCAAGACCAATGACTACCGACAGGAAAAGGCGACAGACTTTGACCGCGCTAAGGCTGTCTATTTCGGGAAACAGAAAAAGAACAGCCGTACCAAGTCACAGGAAGGCCATGATTATTTCGCAACTCCCGAACCTATCGGCTATAAGATGGTACAGTGGTTACAGTCAAAGCCCGGCCAGAGCCTGCTTGAACCGTCCGCCGGTGACGGGGCCATTGCCCGTTGGATGCCCGACAATACGTATAATACCGTTGTTGAACCGTCCAGGGATTTGACACCTAAACTCATGCGTAACGTCGCCGGGGCGAAAGTCGTCGAAAGCACCTTTGAAAACTTTGACCTTCATAACAAATTCGATGGTATTGCCATGAACCCGCCGTTCGGCCATGGCGGCAAGACAGCCGTCGAACACGTGGCGAAAGCCTACCAGCACTTGAAGGACGGCGGCCGCCTTATTGCAATCATCCCCGACGGCCCGGCCTGCCAGAAACATTTCGACAAATGGTTCTACGGCGACCCGGAAGCCAAACGGAAGGAAGATAGAGGCATTGCCGACGGCGTGTTGATGGCTGACATTCACCTGCCGTCTGTTACCTTTGACCGCGCCGGTACAAAAGTCAATACCCGTATGGTAGTGATTGATAAGTATACCGACGAAGGGACAAGGCAGATTGCAGAAGCCGAAGCAAGAGGCCGTATCGACATTGCCGCCGACGATGCGAACGAACTGTTCGATAGAATCGAAGGCATGAATATGCCGGAACGACTCGACATGTCGGACGAAAAGAAACAGGCCTCTATCCGTAAGGCAGGCCAGCAGCTGACTCGCTCCAAGGAAGACTTGAAAGTGGAAATCAAAGAAGCGTTCCCGAACGCCAAGGAAATCAAGGACGAAGGCGACCGCATGACCTTCACTATGCCGAACGGTTCCCATATCGTCGTTGACGTGAAGAATGAAATCCTCTTGACGGACGAAGAACTGGCGCAGGCGAAGAAAGACCACCATATCGACGATAACGGCAACGTCGTCGTCGAAGGCTATGCACAGCTCTATGGTAAAGACGCTTATATGGCCCTCTCGCAGGGTAGCCGTGAAAACACGGGATTCCATGAAGCCTACCACCTTGCAGAAGGCGCCGTCTTGACGGACCGTGAAAAGGCAACCATCAAGAAGGCTATCCCCGACGCCGAAAAACGCGCCGACAAGTATGCCGAATGGGTAGAAGCCCGCAAGCACGGCCTCGGCACGGCATGGGGCAAGCTGTTCCAGAAAATCAAGGACTTTGCCGCGAAGATGAAGAGAATCCTTACCAGGACTGAAACCGTGAACGACATATTCCGGCAGATTGAGTCGGGCAAGGTATGGGAACGAGACGCCCGCGACAATAACGAACGGCGCTACGCTGCCCGGCAGGACGGCCAGGAAGAAGCACCTGTCAAACCGCAAGACATTATCGACGCTATCAACGACATTGTTCATATCTATGAAGGAAGCCGTCTCACGGATAAGGAACGGAAGGAACTGAGAGAGTCCAGTAAATTCGACCCGGACCAGAAGCAGGCCGTCCGTCCGCAGGCTACCGACCTGTATGATCGCCACGCCCACGCAGGCTTTAACCGTATGGGGTACTTCAATCTGAGCAACTACGGCCGTATCCTTGCCCTGCATCTCGACAACGTCATGCAGCTGAAAAGCAACCTGGAATTGGCGAATAAGGTCCTGGCCCGGCAGGATAAGAACGCCGCCGAAAACAAGATGAACGGCGTCAACGAACGACTTACCCCGGCACAAGCACGGCAGAACGCTGTCATGGACTTTGGGGCCATGATGATTCGCAACCCGGAACTGGCCCGTGAAACCTATCCGGCCTATTCCAAGATTTTCGACGAAGGCCTAGAACAGCATCCCGACCTCAAAGAAAAGCTCGACAAAGTCATTCAGTTGAATGAAACCTACCAGGGACAGACCGCCGTGGAACGGGCCGCCGGCAGTATCGCCCGCGAAAAGGAAAAAGTACAGCTCCGTAAGCATCCCAAGGAATGGTTACACACACACTTTGATAAGTTCTATACGAACTGGGTAGATGATAAGCATATCTTTGCAAAAGCCGTCGCCAGAGCAGAAGCCGAACTGGGCCGCAAACTGGCCTATGACTATGACGTCCATAAGCAGGCACAAATGGCTATTAACGTAGCCTCCAGCCGTGCGTTGTTATTCCTTACAGGCGGCAAAAGCGTCGAAGAGACGTATAAAGTATTGAATAAGGTTTACGGCCACGCCATTACGAAGAACGTCACCATGAAAGACATTATGGACTCCCTTAATAAGGTATCTAAGGAAGACGTGTCAAAAACGGGTGCTGAGAACGCCTATGACGCGCTGGGTAACTATCTGATTGCCATGCGTACGGAAGAGCTTGAAAAGCACTACCACGACGCATACGCACGTTCCGCTGGCTTTGATGAAGAAGGTACGCGTGAAATCATCCAGAATACGCCAGAAAGTATCAAAAAGATAGCGCAGATGTACTGGGATATTAATACGAATATCGTCAACATTCTCCAACAGCAGGGCCTTATCTCCAAGGACCTTGCTGGGAAGCTCCGCAAGTATAAGCATTATTGCCCCATGTATCGCGATATGTCGGGCGGTATCACGGATATGGATGAGATGATAGGTACTATTGGTGTATTCAATAAAGGCGGCGGCTACGCTAACGTCAGCAACGGTATCAAGCGTATCGAAGGCGGCGGCAAGCGGCCTATCCTCGACCCGATAACCTCGTTGTCGCAGATGGCGGTATCTATGATTAGCAAATGCGAACGGAACAACGTCGCTAAGACATTCGTCAAGCTGGGCCAGGACTTCTCCGGGCTGGGCGACGTCGTCGTCCGCGATCCGACGCTGAAACACGCCGACCCGACGGCCTTTGCCTTCACGGTATGGCAGAACGGGGAACAAGTCGTATACCGCACGACGCCGGAAATCTACGACGCACTCACGAATAACGACGCACAAACGAACCGGTTCACGATTAAGATGGCAAGCAGTATCGCACAAACCTTGCGGACCGGCGCCACTATCAGCCCGTCCTTCATTGTCCGTAACCTCTTGCGTGATACCATGTCGGCCACGGTAAACTCCAAGACCGGGTTCTATCTGCCATTCATCGATAATGTACGCGGTGCCTGGAAACTGCACTTTGATAAGGAATTCTCCGCCGAATATCACGCCAGCGGGGCCAGCATGTCGACGTATATGCGGGCGGACGCGGACAGCAGCCGTGACCTCACGAAGGAATTACTGGGCCATAAGTACGACTCGTACCCGGTTGTCGTGAAGCAGGCCCGCCAGCTCATCAGCTGGGCATGGCATAACTACGAGAAGTTCGGCAACCTCATCGAAGACAGTACCCGTGCCGGTGAATTCAGACGCGCCCGCAACCAGGGCTTGTCTATCGACCAGGCAGGCCAGTTGGCCCGTGAAATCACACTCGACTTCTCGCGCCATGGCAAAAAAGGCCAGATAGTCAATAAGTATGTACCGTTCTTCAATGCGACGATTCAAGGTACAGACAAGTTTATCCGGACGTTCAAGGATAACCCCATGCGGGCTATTCTGAATACCGTTATCTGGGTTATCCTGCCGTCGCTGGGATTGTGGGCTATCAACCATGACGACGATTGGTATAAGGAACTTGACGAAAACACGAAGTATACCAACTGGGCCATCCCACTGCCAGGCGGAACGCATCTGCTCATCCCAAAGCCGCAGGAAGTAGGTATCCTGTTCGGCTCCGGTATCGAAGCCGTCTTGAACCAGATGACCGGCACGGACCCGCACGGGATGAAAGAATGGGCGCGCCAGTACGCCGAAGCGATGACGCCTAGCCTGTATCCGGCTGTCGTCCGCCCGCTCATTGAATGGATGACCAACTATTCGTTCTGGACGGGCCGGAACCTCGTACCCGCCAGCCTGCAAAAGGCTCCGTCCGAAATGCAGTTTACCAGCTATACAAGCGAATTAGCCAAGTCTTTGGGTGATACCTGGCTTGCCAAGAGCATCAAGTTGTCGCCGATTGCGATTGATAACTGGATTAGTGGATGGTTCGGCAGCGCCGGCCGTTTCATAGCTAATATGCTCAATGACCCGATTAGCTATGTACGCGGTAACAGCCGTCCGTCGGAACCGGCTAAGTATTGGTATGAAATGCCTGTCATTGGTTCGTTCGTTCGCCAGAACGGCCAGAACAGCGAATATGTCAACCGAATGTATGAAATCCAGAAAGACATGAACGACGACTACGAACGTTCCGACGCTGGCAAACAGCGCAAGGGCAAGAAGTCTTCATCGAACAAGCCGAAGGAATTGAAGCAGGTAGACACCGCTGTAAGTTCGGTATCGAAACTCAATAAAGAAATCAAGGCTATCCGCAATGATCCGAAAAAGGACCCGGACCGGAAACGCCAGGAAATCGACCAGCGGCAAACCAAGATAAATGACCTTGCTAAGAAAGTCGTCCTAAAGTTCGATAAATAAAGGAACAGCCTGCTATCCATCACGGACGGCAGGCTGTTTTCCATTCACGGCTCGTCAAAAAATCGTCAAAAATAAATGTTACAATGTGATACAACGTGACCAAATCTGGCACAAAATCAATAAATGTCAAGCGAAAAAAGCGCTTATTTAAGCCATTTTGAACAATTTTGCACCATTCTGGACATTACTTACGATAATTTAACGTTATCGGAAGTAATCGAGGGGCTATTTCTACCCCATGTTCAAAATGACTGCAAAATCGCTGTATTGAGTTCTTCGCAGTCATTGATTGAATTCATTTATTTTATCTTGGCTATTTGTGATTCTCCCTGCTGA